TTACTGTCTCCTTTTCCTTATTATTATAATAGATCCACAAACAAAAGCTACTATTAAGAAAGCCGCTAACGCCTTCAAGTAAAAAGGGAATTTTACGGTTTCTTTCTTCTGCTCCGTATTATTGCGTTCCTTCGTTCCTTTCTCCTGTTGCAGCTTTTCTTCTTCCTGGTATTCCGTCTTTATTTCCGAGCTGTCGTTCTGTGTCGTGTCTCTGGTTCCGTTTATTACTATAGTACCTTTTCGCGTCTTCTTCACGTTAGGAGGTACGTATCTTTCCTTTCCTGGCACATCCGCGCTTTCGCTGTCTGCTACGCTGTCCTGGTTATTGTCGTAGTATTCCGTTTCTTCAAACTGAATTACTATGTTTACGCCTTCGCTTACATCCGTCTGGCTCCAGGCGTTCTGGAGTACGCTTGCTTGCGTTTTCCTCTCCTGGAAAGTCTCTTCCTTTATCTTGGTCTCAGTGGATTCCTTTAAGGCTGTCCGCGTAGTATGGCACGCGGACAAACCTAATAAAAGAAGAATAAAAACAATACTTAGAAAAATTTGCTTCATCCTTTGATGTCGTTAAACGTTTTTACTTTTCCGTTTGAATAGGTAAGCTTACCGTATTCAATGGAATTAAGCCTACGAAGCCAGCCTTTCAAAAAGACTTTCTGCGATGGCTTGTTTCTCACGATCGCGTACAGGAACTCTTCGCGCCTTTGCTTTATCGCGTAAAATAGTTCTTTCGGGTCGCGCGCGTTAAGTGCTGCTAAGGTCTTTTTGCCTACTATGCCGTCGGCTTTAACGCCCAGCAATGTCTGCACCTTAGTAATACCGTTCGCTCCACTTCCCCATACCCAATCTACTACGATGTTCGCTACGCTCTGGCTCTGTATCTGGTCGGCTTTCCACCTGTCCCAAAAGTGCGGCTTCATAACTCGGCTTACTGCGTCTTTCTCCGTTATAAGCCGAAGGTCGTTTACGTCGATGTCTCCGTCTCCGTCTTTGTCATAGCCTACCTGTTTCCAGGTTGCTATGGTTACACCCTTGTTTGTTGCTCCGCCTTTGTCGTTAGGGTGGTTAGCGTAACCGCCTTCCCAGCTTAGAATGAACGGGGATAATATGTCTATTTTAGCCATTTTCTTCCTCCTTTCCTTCTGCTGGTTCGTCATTACCTGTTAGGTCTTCTGGGTTTACGTCAAAGTGCCGCGCTGCCTTGTTTACTAATACCTTCTGCAATACTTTAGCCCATCGCGCCTGGTTGCAGCTGCTCTCGTTCTCCAATATGCTAAGAATCTGAACCATAGAAAAGCCGCCGCTAATCCAATTCGCTAAGTACAAGTCCACGAAAGGATATATATACGTGTCTATGATGTAGCCTAAAAGTGTGGCACAATAGACTATGAGCAAAGTAGCAAACATCCTTCGCGCGTACTCGCTCTTAAACTTCCCGTCGTTAGCTTTCGGGTTCGTCTTCCTCACTCTCGCGCTTAGCCGCCATGCAGAAAGGCAGTCTAACATGATCGCGAAAAGGCAAATAGCGGCAAACTGTATAGTAGGCTGCAATAGCCCCCAAAGCGCGCCGAGCATCCAGACAAAGAAGCGCGAAGCGTGTAGCATAATGTTCTTGAAAAATTCTAATAACATAGCTTCGTCCTTTCTTCGTTACTCGTTACTCAAAAGCTCCAGGTCGTGTCTTACCATTTCCTTTGTCTCTTCGACGTAGCTAAGGTAAGATTTATAGTCCGAAATAGCCTTAGTAGCGGCTGAACCTTCAATGATGCCCAGCTGTGCTGCGTTGTAGCTATTAACGAGGGCAAATTCCTGTGTCTCGTCAAGCTCTTCGCGAATAACTGCCTTAACGAGCTTCTCGTAGGTAGGTTCGTTCCAAACTTTTACGGTGTCGTACTCGTAGATGATTTTTGTCTCGCCTTCTTCCTCTACTTCTTTTTCTACGATGTTGTAGTTGTAGTAGAAGGCTCCGTTACCGAGGTCTTGTATTACCTCTGGTCTTACGTCCGAAGTTGATTTCATAATGCGGTTGAATTTTTGAATTTAACGTTTTAATTAAATACTCGCTGTCGCTGTGTTTACACCATCCCCACCATGCCGCTATTTCCTGTTTGAAGGCTTTAGGGTGTAACGGTTTCTTACGTTTCATTATATGGTATATCTTCTTGCAGAAGTTCTGCTTTACGCGCTTCCTTAAACGTGTCTCGTTTAGGTAGAAGACGTAGCCTAAGAAGTCCACGCCGCGCCCGTGTCTGTCCTTCCTGTCCTTTGCTACAGGGAATATCTGCTTATTGTCCTTAACCTGTAATTTCAAGTTCTCTGTAACGTATGCTTCTATTTCCTGGAGTAAGGTGTGAAGGTAACTTTTGCTTTCGTGGAAGATTACTATATCGTCCGCGTAGTCTATAACGTACTTAACGCGCTTTACTTCCTTTAACCAATGAAGGAACGGAGTAAGGTATAGGTTAGCCCAATACTGACTAAGGTAGTTTCCTATTGGCAAACCTTCCGCGCTATCTACTATTTCGTCCAGAAGTTTTAATAGCCGTGTGTCTTTTACCTTCTTTCGGATAATAGATTTTAATACGTCATGGTCTATTGAAGGGTAATATTTCCGTATGTCTATTTTTAGGCAATACGCGCAGCTCTTCCTGTCCGTGTCTATAACGTGCCTAACGTAGTTCGCCGCTGCCTGTATTCCCTTCCCCTTAATACAGCTGTACGTGTTCGCCGTGAAAGTCGCGCGCCATATCGGTTCCATCACGTTCATAATAGCGTGGTGTACTATTCTGTCGGGGTAATACGGAAGCCTGGAAATAATGCGTTCTTTAGGCTCGTATATTACGAAGTTGGAATATTCCGAAGTCCTGTAAGTTCCTTCCTTTAGGGCTTCGTGTAATTTTAAGAGGTCTTCTTCGCCGTTTTTGTCGTGTACCTTAACGCCGTAGCTATCTACCTTACCCTTGCGCGCTTTTTCGTCTGCAAGTCTAAGGTTTTCTAAGCATATAATTTGGTCGTATAGGTTTCCGTACCTCTTCATGTCTTGCTTTGCTGATTAGAAGTCTTCTTCGGTTTTAGCCTACCAAAGCCTTTTAATAATACTATTTTTCGCCTTTCGGCGCGGTCTCAGTCAGTCTTTATATAATTTCTTGTATTTAATCAGTATAGGCGAGAGCCGATGTTCGCATTCGTATTCGAAGCCGCGTTATTCGTATTCGCGTACGAAAGCCCAGCATTCGCGCCGTTATTCGCGTTGCCGCCGAACAAAACGCCCCAAAGAACTGACCACCTTATTTTCATTAACTCACTCAAAATAATAGCGCGTTCCGCTTGCTCGCATAGTTACCTTACGCGGAAATGCGTTACGCTTCTTTATCTCTTTAACGATATACTTTATTTCGGAGCTGTTCGTGAAGAACTTTCGCGCTTCGTTTTCTGGATCGTCCCTGTTGTACTTAACCTTTACTAAGAAACGTTCGGATCCGAACTTTGTCTTAATTCCTTCTATAAAGTCGCATACCCAAAAGCTTAGGTTCGTCAGCTTCTGCTGCGTTATTTCTGCGCAGTTGAAGTGCTTGTTTGTTTCGTCTGGCTCTATGTTAAGGAAGGAAAGGCTACCGTCGTCTTCCTGTGTGCTAATTCTTGGTTCTTCCATTTTCTTGTTGTTGTAAACTCCAGCCGCTAAAGTACGTGCGGCTGGAGCGTGTTTTACGTTTTGTCGTTACTGTCAAACGTGCCGTTACGGAATAAAGCAAAGGCGAGAGCCGACGTTCGCATGCGAATACGAAGCCGCGTGATTCGTCTTCGCGAACGAAAGCCCAGCATACGCGCCGCGATTCGCGTGGCCGCCGAACAAAACGCCCCTTTCCGATACTCCGCTTTCTGGCACGCTTGTATAGAAGTAGTCGCAGAAGTACGTCGTACTGCCGCCGCCCGTCTCCTTCGGCAAATTGTCGCCGTCCTCTCCAATAAGCAAAGACTTAACATAACCTTCTGCTCTTGGGAGCTCTCCGCGAAGGCTGTAGCCTGTTACGCCGCTTGAAGTAAACTTGTCTGGATCATAGCAAGTGTAGAACAAAGACTTTCCGCCGTCTGTGTTCGACTGAATGAGACATTTACAGCCATCCGTCCAATGATATATATGCCCGAATGGGTTTTCAAGTCCTCGGTATGAAGGTACGCTAACGGTAACTGCGGAAGTATCGTATCCACCAGCTTCCAGCGTGTAGCTTACTACTCCCGTCTTGTTTCCTAAGCTGTTTGTTACACCGCACGGAACAAACGGGTTATAGCTGTTCCACGCACTCCATTTTGTACTGTCAAGCGTAGTTACTCCGCTTCCTAAGCCGCCTTGTTTGTAGCCTTCCGTAGTAGGCTGTGCGTTGTAAGCTGCCTGGCAGTTAAGTGTTGCGTACTCAATGACGAAAAGCCAATAGGTAGCAAGCTGTGCGGCGTACATATCGCAATTCCAGCCCTTGTCGTTCATTCCAGCTGCTCCGCGGTTTCTCGCGTATGCTCGGAAGTTCGTAAGGCTGATGCTTGTTGCTGGTCTTCCTAACAAAGACTTGTTAGTACCGTCCCACGCCGCCGTATTATTACCACCTCGGAAGTTTGCGGTAGTATTGACTACCGAAGCAAGCTTAAGTGTAGAAGTGCTGCGATCTACTGTTGCCTGGTATGCGCTTCTGTACATCTTTGGCACTTCGTGGAAGCCTGGAAGTGGGTATAACGAAATAAGAGCCGTTATCTCAGTTCCGTTGAACTCAAACTTACGGTAGTGCTTCGGTATTTCTACCATTACCTGTCCGCTTGCTCCTGTAAGGTCTGCGTTTGCTCCTGTGTCCGTCTTCGTTGAGTCGTTCGCGTTAAGGTAGGTTACTACCTCGCCATTGTCGTTAAGAAGGCAGCGTCTCATAAGCGACTGAACGGGTAGGCTAACGTGTAGCTCGCTTCGTCCTACGCGCTCTAAGGTCGGGTCAGCTACGGAAGTGTCTATTTTCACTCCGTAGTAATAATCGTACGGAAATACTGGTCTTGTATTACCAGCTGCAATAATTAAGCCCATAATCTTTCTTTTTTAGTAGCCCCAAAGTAAGGAGCCTGTTAAACTTGTTACTTTTATCTCTCGGATGATTTCTGGGTTCCAGCCTGTCTCGAAGCGTGTTCTTATAAATACGCCTTCTGGCATTCCCCAAAGGTTTACTTCAAGTTCGACGGCTGTTTCTCCGTCGTTCTTGATGCAGTACGGCTCATCCTTCTTGAAATTTTTGCCGTCTGTAAATACGACTGAACCAGCTACGCTTATCTGTGCGCTAACGCTGTCTCCGTTTCTGTTCTGCATATTTTTTCAATTTAGAAGTTAAAAACTCGTACAAAGGTATATTATTTTTGTATTATAATAATACGTTAGGAAATGTTCGCGAAGAAATAATAGCGAAGCCGTGTATTACGCCTTTTCTCGCTCCTTCCTGGAAACAGCCCCGAAGCCGTGATTTTCGGGGCTATCTTTTATTCTCTGTGCGCTAACATATAGGCATAGTAGTTCGTACCGTCCCAGACTAACTCAAATTCTATTATGTCCCCTTTCTCCATAAATATTTTTGAGGTTATTAACTGCCCTTCGTCGTTATTCACTACGTACGGGTAGTCTTCTTTGTCCATAGGATGCAATCCGCTGCTGTCTGTAACTACTGCATTCCTTCCTATTACGCATCCGCGCCGCGTGCTTGATCTGTCTGCTATTATAGTCATCCGTACTGCAAAATGCGTACTGCTGCTTATGGATAGCAAATCTTGAAGTCCGCTTTTCCCTGGTAAGCCTATTCCAGAATTGCTGTTTTGTATAAGGCACAGAACGAACCGTATATAATAGAGTAGGAGAAAATAGAGCGTAAGTTATTGAATGATATAGGGTTGTGTGATATGGTTGGTTGAGGCCGCTCAAAACGAAACGTTTAATTCGGTTTAATTTCGGTTTACATCTGGGTGCTTTTCGTTTACGCCGGAGCTACGGAAAGTTTACATATAAGGGGCTGTACGTTTACGCGTGCGGCCTTTTATTGTATATGCGTGTAAATGGCTGTACATGGGCGTTTGAGCGCGATACGGGGCTTTATAGGCGTTTCTTTCGTACAGTGTTTGAATGGTGTTATAATCGTGGTCGGGTGGGGGAGTGGCGCAAGAGGCGATATTTGGTGTTTTTTGTGGTTAGGGTTACACTTAGGGTTACAGTTTAGGGTTACAGTTTGCAGAGTTTAGGGTTACAAATTCGTGTTTTGACGCCCCCAAGTAGAAGGGGGGAAAAATGCCAAAAAACGGCTTAAAGTATAGGAAACTGACCCTTTGCGTGCAAGAATTTAGCGGTTGTTTTTGGGTGGATATTGCCGTAAATGCCCGTATATAAAGGTTTTTGGGTAATTTAGAATGCCAGACAGGGGGAGGGGGGCACCTTTAGGCGGTATGGGGGTACTGTGGGGGGGAGGCGTGGAGGTTGTTGGAGGTATGTCATGAAAGTTGTGCCAGATATGCCCGAAGGGGATGCTTCGGGAACGATGGCTTTACGATTTTCCGTTTCTAATGATACGGAATGGGATTACCCTGCACTGGCACCTCCAGAAGTGAGGGCATCCGAGACACCCTTTCCCTTTTTGCGTTCGAGCTGGAAGATGCGTTCCTTCAGCTGACCTATTTCTTCTGCCTGTTCGGCGATTTTGGAAACAAGATCCGAGACGATGGCCGGGGACGATGGTTCTGGAACCGCCGGAGAAGCGGCGGGAACAGTAGCATCCCCTACCCCAGAGTCATTAAAAGGTGGTTCTGTCTCTAAATCTTCTTGTATCCAAATGGGTGGCTTGTGTTCATAATTTCTGAAAACAGCCCCTCTACTGGTTAATATCCAATCAGGTGAAACATCCCAGTATTCACATAAAAGAGCAATCATGTCTGCCCCAGGTTTCATTCTACAATTCAGAACTTCTGAAAACTTGGAAGGTTTTACCCCTAATGATTCGGCAAGGGATGCTTTGTTCAATGAATTATTCTGCCTTAATACTGCATAAATTGCCTTGATAAATCGCTCTTGGATGCTCTCTTTTGTTAAAATTTCCTTATACAATTGCATTTTTCTGAATTTTTCTTTGGTGAATTACAGAAATTCTGTATCTTTGCAACGCAGTTTAATAGTAAACGCGCCTCCAAAGGTACAAAAATTTGCCGAGACGAAAGAATGTTTCATAATAAAAGTATAAAAATATGGTGGAAAAAGACAACGACATCAAGGAATGGAGCACCCAAAGTTCCATTCATAAGGTTGCAATGGTTTTAATTAAATAAGTAGAGACTATGGAAAAGAGAATTCAAGTGACAAAAGAGGTACGCGCCAAGCTGGCGAAGACTTTCAACTGTACGGAGTGCATGGTGTATCTGGCACTGCGCTATGAGAAGGAGTCGAAACTTGCACGCATGATCCGTCACACTGCCAGAATGATGGGCGGTTGGATGGTAGTGAGCAACCCTGGTTTTGAGACTTACTTTGACGACAAGGGTAAGATACGGCAGTATTTCGGCAACGGGGCAGTCGTAGAACTATCTAAGACAGACGGAAGTGGCGTAGTCCTCTTCAAGGGTGAGCAGGTGAAGAAGTATGAGAACGTGATGCTGTCGGACATCGAGGGCATCCAGAGGTATGCAGTAGGTCTGAAGTAAGGAGGATAGGTATGGAATACTACGGTAACACCCTTTGCGTAAGTGCCAGAGAGCTGGTAGATGGCGGCATTATGACGGTGCCGAACTACAAGGCTATGGCAGCGCGTGGCAGGTTTGAAGTGGTTCGTCCAGGCAAAGGCCTCGGGAACTACGCCTTGGTTGCCGTTGACAGTCTTCCTTATGAGTACAAGTCGAAAGTCCTGGAGCTATATCCTGACGGAGACAAGACGCGCCTGGCAGGTTGGGTTCGCCAGAACTACGAAGTCGATCAGGCAGCTGTTGCCTTCTACCATGACAGGGGTCAGACAGGCATAGACCTTCCCGAGGACAAGGTGAAGGAGTACGTGACGAACGCGAGCGTGCTGAACACATGCATCAAGCTGTACGATCGTGCAGCGACAGCCCAGAAACTGATGGGCGGCAAGTACAACTGGGACCAGATGGCTGCTACTATAGAGTCGTTGAGGGAACAGTTCGGTCATACGCTTCCTGCAAGTACGCTTCGTTTCAGGAAGAAGGTTGCCGAATACAAGCGCGACGGCTACGGCTGCCTTATCAGTGGCAAGTTCGGGAACCAGAGTGCAAGGAAGGTTGACCATAAGACTGAGCGCCTGATGCTCGGCATAGCAGTACTGCCTAACAAGCCGTGGAACACGAGCGTGTGGGAAATGTACAATATGTTCGTGTGCGGTGAACTGGATGTGTATGACCCAGAGACAGGTGAGCTGTTCAGTCCTGACGACTTCACGGACAAGACGGGCGAGCCGAAGGCACTGAGCGAAACGACCATCAACAACTATCTGAACAAGCCAAAGAACAGAGTGCTTATTGACCACGCCCTTAACAGTTGGACCACCTTCATGCATGAGCAGATGCCTCATGTACACAGGCACGCACCTGAGTTCAGTTTCTCGAAGGTCAGCTTTGATGACCGCGACCTTCCGCGTAAGCTGAAGGACACGAAGGCAAGGCCGAAGGCATACTATGCTTACGATGTGGCGAGCCAGTGTGTCGTTGGCTTTGCCTATAACAGGAACAAGAACACCGACCTTGTGGTGGATTGTTTCAGGAGCATGTTCAGGCTGATGGAGCGCAACGGCTGGAACTGTCCAGCACAGGTAGAGGTGGAGAACCACCTGATGACGCAGTGGAAAGACAGTTTCCTGAAGGCTGGCGTGATGTTCCCATTCGTCAGGTTCTGTGCTCCTCAGAACTCACAGGAGAAATATGCTGAACAGATGAACGGTGCGAAGAAGCGCAGCGTGGAACACAAGAATCACCTTGGAATCGGAAGGTTCTATGCCAAGAGCCGCCAATACAGGACAGAGGCGAAGAAGGTGTTTGATGAACTGAACGACACCTACGAGGACAAGCAGTACTACAGTTGGGACGAACTGATTGCCGACGACATGAGGGACGTGATGGAGTTCAACAACTCGCTTCACCCTAACCAGAAGAAATACCCTGGTATGACACGCTGGGAGGTCCTGACCGGTAACATGACCCCGACCCTCCAGCCTATGAACAAGGCGGTGCTTGCGCGTTACATTGGCGAGCATGTGAAGACATCGATCAGGAGAAACAGTTACTGCAGGGTGGCATACGAAGACTGGTGGCTTAGTGACGTGAAGGTGATGGAGAGCCTAAAGCCAAATGACTGGAATGTGGATGCCTACTACCTGACTGACGAAGAGGGCAAGATAACGGACGTGTATATCTATCAGGGCGACCGCTATATTGACAGGCTGGAGAACATAGGCACATTCAACAGTGCCGATGCGGAACAGACAGACGAAGACAGGGCCGTGTTCGTTGCTCAGCAGAAGAAGATTGCCAAGTTCAACAAGTATGTAAAGGACAATGCCATCGAGAGGGTCTGCGTGAATGAGAAGGTTGACGCACCGCAATGCAGTGCTGCACAGAACAGTCTCGAGGAGGAACTGGCGGTTCTGGATCCATGCGGGGAAGTGCATGGAACGGTGGCAGAAGAATACATGGCAGAGGATAGTGCCATGAGAGCGTTAGAAGACTTTTAGAATATCGATTAAATACTGTTAGACTATGATTACAACAGACAACAAGAAGAAGATCCTGGCAGCCATAACTGCCAACCGTGTGAATTATCCGAGCGACGCGAAGCATGCAGCAAGCCTTGGCATAACCACGAGCGTATATAGTGCGCTGAAGGGCGGTCAGGTGGAAAGAGTACTCAGTGATGCCAACTGGATAGGCATAGCACGGAGGCTCGGCGTGAACCTACGCGGAGAAATTGAATGGAAGGCAGCCCAGACGGCGACCTTCAAGTATATAACAGCCCAGCTGGAGTTCTGCCAGAGTGCATGCCTGAGCGGCATCCTGTGCGATATTCCGAACATTGGCAAGACATTCACTGCCCGTCATTATGTAGGCAGCCATGCCAATGCCGTATATATTGACTGCAGCCAGGTGAAGACAAAGATGAAACTGATAAAGAAGATAGCGTCGGAGTTTGGTGTCGGCGTGCATGGACGCTATCAGGACGTATATGATGACTTGGTTTATTATCTGAGAAGTATCGACACCCCCCTGATTATACTGGACGAAGCCGGTGACCTGCAGTATGAAGCCTTCCTGGAGTTGAAAGCCCTGTGGAATGCGACTGAGCGCTGCTGTGCCTGGTATATGATGGGGGCTGACGGTCTGAAGGAGAAGATAAACCGCTCAATAGAATGCAAGAAAGTGGGCTATACTGAAATGCTCAGCCGTTACGGTGACCGTTACAGCAAGGTGACTCCAGACGACGGCAAGGAGCGCGAGAAGTTCCTGAACGAGCAGGCACGCGTGGTTGCGAAAGTGAATGCCCCTGAAGGTACCGACATCAGCGTGGTCGTAAGGAAAAGCGGTGGCGGTCTGAGAAGAGTCTATACGGAGATAGAGAAACTTAAGAGAGCCTGACCATGCGGAGAACCGCATGGAACGGTGGCAATAGATATGAGAAGAGCATACAGTCCTAAAGAAATTGCGCAGCGCACGTACAAGTGTCTTGAATGGGATGGCGAATGGGCGGAGGCCTTCGGCTATCCTGAAGAAAACTCGACGTGGTTTATCAGCGGTGCAAGTGCAGCCGGCAAGAGCAGCTTCGTGATGCAGTTGGCGAGGAAGCTGACCGAGTACGGTCGGGTGCTGTATCTGAGTTATGAGGAAGGCGTGAGCCAGAGTTTCCAGGAACGAGTGCTTCGCTTTAATATGGACGCGAAACAGGGCAGTTTCAGGGTCGTGACAGAGGATACGATACTCGAGGTAAAGGAACGCCTCAGGAAGCGCCACAGTGCGAAATTCGTGATAATAGATAGCGTACAGCATGCCGGATGGGAATGGCCAGAAACAAAGGCTCTGGTGGAGGAGTTCCCAAAGAAGAGCTTCATCTTCATCAGCCAGGAATACAAGAGCCAGCCAAGCGGTAAGACAGCCAACCGTATCAGATATATGGCAGGCGTAAAGGTCAGGGTTGTCGGCTTCAGGGCTTATTGCCAGGGGCGTTTCAATCCAGATATGGGAAACAGTTATATAGTTTGGGAGGAAGGTGTGCTGAGGACTACAAACAATTTATAAATCAATAAACGATGAAGAAAGTGTATATCAGCGGTGCGATAGCGCACTATGACATGGCTGAGCGCGAGGAGGCATTTGCTGCAGCAGCGAGGAAACTGAGTGAGGAAGGTTATTTCCCTGTGAATCCATTCGACAACGGATTGCCACAACCAGGCGACTGGCGTGAACACATGAGGGTGGACATAGGGATGCTTGTGGAATGTGACTGCATCTACATGCTGAAGGACTGGTGGTTGAGCAAGGGCGCGAAGCTGGAACTCGATGTGGCGAGTTCGTGCGGGTTAGAGGTTATGTTTGAAAAGTGAGTTGCATGAAGGCAAAGGATTTGACAAACGAGCAACTTGTGTGGTTCACTGAGCACTTCGAACACACGAAGAACCAGGAACTGGCCGACAGTCTGGGTACGTCTCCCCGCTGCGTAACGCGGATAGCCCGTGAACTGGGACTGTGTAAGACCAAGGAGTTTGTGCAGGCCATGCAGCGAAATGCTTCCGAACACGGGGCTAAGAAAATACATCTGATGGGTGGAAATGCTGGCGCCAAAAACCTGTTGATATATGGCAAGGCGACACGTTTCAAGGTAGGTGAAAGCAGCAAGCAGCGTATGAGTACCGAATCCTTTGAAGAAATGCATCGTAAGATTGGCGATAGCCTCAAGAAAACATTCCAAAAAGAACGTCGTCGAGTACTCTTCGGCTTAGACCAAAAGACAGGACTCCGCGTAATACGTTGCCCAAAGGCAAAGATAGAACTTCGCCACAGGCTTCGCACACGTGGATATGAGATAGAACGAGCCTCTAACGAGGTGGTGATCACAGATAATACAAAGCGCTCCCCAATAATTGAGGAACATGCGCAAGTTATGGGATTTAAGTTTCATTTTAATATATCGAATCATGAAAGAGAAAATCAAGAAAGTTTTTGAGACAGCGGTTGCCGCCAAGTGGTGGAACCCTTTGTTCTGGGCATGGATAATCACACTGCCCGTATTGACAGCAAGCGTTATGCTTGTCTATGGTGCTCTTGTAAGTATGGTAGCCGGTTACGAAAAAGGCAGCCATTCAGTATCTAAGAAGTTGAACAAGTTATTGGCAACGATTGAATGAGTGAGAGGAACTATCATCGCTTTTATGCGTTATTCGGGAAGCTGGCGTACGATGGCGACCGGAACGATCTGAAGGAGCAGCTTGTGAGTCAGTGTACGGATGGAAGGATAGTCCACCTGCATGAGATGAAAAGAGGCGAGTATGAAGTGCTGTGCCAGTGCGTTGAACGCCTGACGGGGCTGAAGGAACGCCTCCGCAAGGAAAGGAGCTGCAGCCTGAAGCTCATGCAGAAACTCGGCATTGATACTACAGACTGGACGAGGGTGAATGCCTTCTGTCAGGATGCGAGGATTGCGGGCAAGCTGTTTGCCCGCATCAGCATCGAGGAACACGAGGTGCTGCAGAAGAAACTGCGGAGCATTGAGCGCCATGGCGGTCTGAAGCCGAAGGAGACCTGCGGAAAAGCGCAGGGCACGGTGGCAAACAAACCTGCGGCAGACCCGCAGGGAACAGTGACCAAAATAGTGATGCTGCCACTGTCACATGTGGTAGCTGAAAGTTAAGTAATAACAAACCCTAAAAACATCAAGACAATGGCAAAAAGAGAGAAAAAGACCATTATCACGGGCGTGAGCAGAGAGAGCGCCGAGGAGGCATTTGCCGTATATGCCAAGGCAGATGCAAGTATTCAGAAAATCAATGCGGAGATAGACCTTCAGTGCGCTAAGATCCGCGAGAAGTATCAGAGCAAGCTCGGTGAACTGGAGTGTGACAAGGTTTGTGCGTTCGACACGCTTCAGGCCTTCGCAACGGAGAACCAGGCAGAGTTGTTCTCAAAGAAGAAGAGCCTTGACATGTCGCACGGAACGATAGGCTTCAGAACCGGTACGCCGAAGTTGAAAACCCTGAAGGGCTTCACGTGGGCGAGTGCTCTGAACCTGGTGAAAGAGTTCCTTCCTGCCTTCGTTCGCACGAGCGAGGAAGTGGCCAAGGACAAGCTGCTTGCCGACCGTGAAGTGGAAGGCATGAGCGAGCAGATGGCCAAGTGCGGCATCATGGTGGCTCAGGACGAGACCTTCTATGTAGAACCGAAGAAGGAGGATGCGAGCGTATGAAGAAGACAGTGACGAAACCCGCAAAGGTAGCCCTGTGCCGTGAATGTGGCGGCACGGGGACTGTCACCGTAGGCCGTTTTGTGAAGAAGCATGAGGTGTGTCCTCAGTGTGGTGGCAGCGGCCGTGTCCTGGTGAGCTGTGTGTCGGAGCTTGACATACGTCCATATCCGGCAGAGGAATCAATGTCTATCGTAAACAAGAAAGCAATGGAATAGAAGTATGGCGAGGAAGCGACGTGGAAGAAGTTATGCAAAGCGTGTCGCCGAGATTAACCAGATATATGACCTCCATGCCAAGAGCGGTTTGCCGAACCGTGAGATTTGGCGGAGGTACATATATCCGGTTTATGGTATATGTGAGCGCAGTTTCTACAGGATGCTGAAATGTCCCGTCCCAGACAGGACGGAGATGGTTCAGCAAGGCTTCCTCTTCCCCGACTTATTTGAGCAGGCATCAGATGAACGCAGACGTCCAGATTATTTTAAGAAGAATCCTGAATGACATCAGGATTGAACTGAGTGGCGAGTTTGACCAGAACTTCGAGCGTCAGGCATTTTTCAGCGAGGCATGGGCACGTAGGAAAAGTCCCACACGCCCAGGCGGCCATATCCTTGTTGATACCGGTCGTCTAAGGCAGAGCATCAGTAGCCGTATGACGGACACGAGCATCACGTTCTATACGACCCTTCCATACGCAGAGATACACAACGATGGCGGTGAGATAGTGGTGACGCAAAAGATGAAGAAGTATTTCTGGGCAAAGTACTATGAAGCTACCGGCAGTTTCGGAAGGAAGAAAGACGGCAGTCGCAGGAACGACAAGCGTACAGTGCAGTTGAGCAGCGAGGCGGAGTTCTGGAAGTTCATGGCATTGAAGAAAGCCGGAACTACCATCAAGATACCGAGGAGGCGTTTCTTGGGAACGAGCCCGGAGGTGGAGCAGTCGGTGCGCGAGATAATAGAAGAGAACTTAGGCAGTTATTTCAAGAATGAATTCAAAATCATAGAGAAATGAGAAAAGAGCTATACAAGGACATTTGTCAGTCGTTAAGCCGTCTGGTCAAATTCAGCGACGGCAGTACTGGTATGTATATTCCGTCATCAGGAGGTTCCGAAGGAGAAACTTCGGGGACGGAGGCGGAATTGCCGGAAGGTATGGAACGCATGGTAAAGCACATTGACCTATGGAACCATAATGTGGAGTTCCTGGAACAGGAGGAGGGCTGGGAACGCCCAGCAGTGTTCGTAGAGTTCTGCCCAATCCAATGGGAGTCATTGGTACCAGGCCGTGACTACAGGGCCGAGCCGCTGATCAAGCTCCATGTCGTGACGGACTGGGGTGGAAATACGAGTGATGGCAGCGAGTACCAGGAAGACAGTCTGAAGGTGTTTGACCTATTAGAGTCCATTCATGAGCTGCTTGCCTGCAAGCGTGGTGAGCGGTATATCGGTCTGGACTTGGTAGAGAGCCAGACAAACCACAACCACGAGGACTTGCTGGAGAACATCGAGGTCTATCAATGTGCAGTGATAAAGAAAATAGGAGGGTAAAGCCCCTGCAGACATACTGCAGGGAACATGTCCCGTTTACCATAAGAGAAATTAGAATGAATCATTTTTTTGTCTGAGTGTCGCCGTCCGTGAGGATCGCGGCACTATTTTTATTAAAAAACCAAAAAAAATCCACTACTTTGTTGTAAGTAACGGATTTTTTTGTACCTTTGCAGTCGAGGATTCCGTAGCTAATGACTACCGATTCCTCGCCAGAATGAGGGATGAGCAATCATTCCTCAAACTTTTTATACAAGATTCTGATTTCAGAACCATCTTTTATCCATATCTCTTCTATTGCTTGGCCGTCCTTAATTCTTTGCCTAATAACACGCTTCATGTAGGCATCTGTTAGATTGGGTTTATCAATAATGAGCCTGTCGGATTGTTTCAAACCATCATTCATCATATTTCTGAATGCATTCTTTGGGTTGTTTGAGGTGAAACCTTCATGTTCAAACCAAAGTCCATTGATGCAAAGGTCTGGACATTTACCCTCATACTTTGTGCCCATTAATGAGCTATATATGCACTCATAATTGAACTTTGGTGGACGTGACATTTTCGGTGTCAAAACAGATATTGCCCCATCCTTGGCAAAGAACTCCGCAATTTGTTTTAGTGTCTCAAAATCGTTGTCATTATGATTTACAAGCCTATTGATTTTTACAACACCTTTACCGTGCTTATATGACTCATCTCTTTGTTCATAGCACTGGCGCACCAACTTACATGCAGCGCAGAGTTCGTTGTCTGGAACGAAAGCGAGTTTTTCCTTGTTGATGTCGCAGTCACGGCAGCGGCGTATGGTGTAAGGGTTGTAGTCGGGGACTGTCTTCTGTTCGATACCAGGATTGAAATGGAAGATGCCCTTTGTGTCCTTGCCTGTAGCCTGTTCGCCGAGAGCCATGGCCTGATCGTGTGGTGTCGGTTGGTACTTTGACTTTCGCACCTGTACGACGGTGCAGCGGCAGTTCCATCCGTTAGGGGGATAGTACTCTTCCCAGAACGGGTCGTCGATAGGCAGCGTGACACGATCGAGGGCAGCATGTTCTGGCCGCACCTTATCGTCATGCTGTGTGCGGTACTGGAGATAGTAGCGGTCGCCGTCCTGCTGGAACTGTTCCCACTTTGCCGCCATTTCTGCAGAAGCCTGCACGAAGTTGTATTCAGAGCGCAGATAGTTCTCGTTGTATGTTCGGTCGATTTTCCGAACATCGTTCAAGAAGCGTTCGAACGGTTTTCTATTGCCGTTCTCATCGAGTAGTGACGGGAAGGCTTCGTTGAGTTCGTGGAATGTCTTGATTCCAGAGAATATGTAGTCGGACCGTTGTAGCCGACGGCGCATAGCATCGGACATTTCCGTTTGCTGGAATCCAGAGTCCAGGACAGAAGAGTGCGTCTCGATGAAGTCCTGCATCTGGGGCTGTGCGAGAATGTCGATACGGAACTGTGAACCCTCGAGTTTGTAGAGAGCCTTCATCATGCCGTCGAAGAGTTCAGACAGTTGCTTGCGCAGACTTTCTTCCTGCGGAGATGCGTAGGTAACTGTGGTATGTGACGGGAGCAGCTGCCTGTATCTTTCGTGCAGCCCCTCGTAGTCAGAGGGGCTCAGTCGAAAAAACGGAAGGCGTTGTTTTGCTTTTTTCCTTTCTTTTCGCCTGAGGGTTCTTCTTCGCCTCCCTCCTCATTATTGCCTGAAGGAGATGCCCCGGGAACGGTGACGGCAGGTTGCTGGCGGCGCTCGCCGACAGGCATATTGTATTTTTCCTCGAAGTACTTAGGGTCAACCTCGAAGTTGTTGAGTACGAGTTCCTCGTATGCCTTCTGCTGTTCCGGTGTGTAGTCAACGGAATAATCCCAGTCGAATGAGAGACCTGCGAGCGGGAACCCATGTCGCACCATGCGCGGGATGAGCTGGTTGTTTACGATGTCGCGTATCATGTCACAGTCAGCATCCACAAGGTTCTGGAAAACCTTCAGGTGTGTTTCAGACTGCGAGAGAGATGAGCCGTCCTCAATGGTCATGGTCTGTCCGATGACCGCCTTAGACAGTTCGGAGTTGGCGCGATCGATGCGCTTGTCATAGACATTGAAGGCATCGCCCTTTGTGGATTCCACTACCTCTATGTCGGTGCCTTCGGTGAAGATGCCCCATCCTGCGGTACCCATCTCCTCCATCATGCGCTCCATCTTAGTGCGTTCCTTGTCGTCGCGGAGTGTGGTCTTGGCAATACGCATAGGCATGCCGAAAATCTCGGCAAAGGTATCCCAGAAAGCGAGTGCGTTCTTTTTAGGGATGGTCTGTGTGGCCGCCTTGAGATAGAGCCCGAGGCTGTCAGTCAGTCCCGCCTCGATTAGCCAGTCGGTGAACGGAGGCTTTCGGAATTCGATACCCGTCTGCCATGTCTGTCCGAGGTCGGTGATGACACGCCCATATTCCGGAATGACATGCTTTCGTGGGATAAGTTTCACCCCATTGTAAAGAGGCAGTCCCTTGTCATCGAAGACCACTTCCCCGAGTTCTATGAGCGAATGACCCCAGTAATTAGACTGAAGGCAATAGCGCATGAGTTGCTTGAACCATGATGTGTTGAAGAAATGCAGTGCATCCTCGTTCTCGTTTCCCTTGTCATCGACAATCTTGAATGATCGTGACATGACGAACCCTTCGCGCTGCATGATGCAGCCTGTAAGGTGCAGGTCAATCTCTACGTCGCGGTAGATGTCGTAAAGGCGCTGTCGGTTCGGGTTATCAATGTTGATGGCAAGCTGCCATGCGTTACGCCAGTCGCCGATGTCCTTTCGGGTGAGTGCGTCGGTTTGCCTCTGCAGCTCCACTACCTGCTTGCGCAGGCGTGCCATATCTTTCTTTGATGCAAGATTGAAGTCGCCGTATTTGGTATGCAGCACCTTGTGACTGCCCTGTGGAGATGCACAGGGAACGGTGGCCTTGTTTCTGTTCTTTTTCATATTTTACCAGTTATGTCTTAGTCTTTTCTGTCCTCCGTATGTAATGCTGGAGCCAAGCGTTTCCCCTTGTTCGTCTGTCATCGTCGGCAACTGTGGAACTATCTTGCCAGCCTGAACCCCTTCGAGCCATTTGATGGCACGTTCGTAGCGTTCCTTGCGTATTTCGATGCCCATTTTCTGTGGCATGGATGCAGCCATGTGATAGAGTGCAATGTCGCAGGCATACATGACAACGAGACGGTTGCGCTGGTCGCCTGTGGCTTCAAAGGCAGCATCCGTATCATATTTAGGTCTGAGGTAACCGGCAATTTCTTCCAAGGCTTCGGTCTCGGCATTCTGTCTGTTGTCAGCAGAAACCTGTGAAATGACGGTGAGCGCCTTGTCGCCTATGACCACCTTATAGTCTTCGTCAGTAATGAACATGGCCGTATGATTTAGTGTGTGATGAACAATGCTCTTTTCTCGATGTCCTGAACCTTTGTACCAGGTTTGAAACGGCGTGCAGCAATAAGCTGCTTAATCGTTCTTTTTGAAACAGCCTTCGGCTTACCCTTCAGGATGATGACAAAATACTTGCGCCCAGTAAGATTGCTGAATTTTACGGCACGCTTCACGGCTTTTTTGTAGCGGAAAGCGAAGATGAGTCTTTTAATCAATTCTATCATATTACCATTGGTTTTTAGAGGACGGTCGTTTCCCGAGCCTCGGTTTGTATGTTTGTTGTCTCGTATATTTCTGCAGGATCCAGATTGCCCCTTCATCGGCATCTGGTGCGTCATCATTACCAGCCATCCCTTTCTCGAATGCAAGCGTCTGTTCCACGCCAGCCTGCATATCGGGGTCTTCCTTCTGAGCAATGTCATAATAGACGAAGCCCCGTTCCCACAATGGGCTTATAGCCTCGATACGCTGGAACTTGTCAGGCTTCTTTCGTGTGTCGCCAGAAATAGGCAGCTGGTAGCCACGAAGATTGCCTTCAGTAGTAAACTCGTCGAGAAGGATGTCCTGCATGAAGCTTGCCTCCATTGCGAAGCGTATGGATATGCCTACCTCCTGACTCCATTCATAAAGGTCGTAGCACCAGCGCACAAGTTCAGCCACCGACGCCTTCCGCACGAATGCGCGTAAATGCCATAGGTTGGTCTTGTGCTTTCCCCAAAGCTTAGCGGCCTTGGTGTCGTTGGTTTTCTTGCTCTTCCACGAAGGGTCGATGTAAAGTACGAATTCAGAGAAGTCCTTCCATGCCGGACGCTTTGCCCATTTAATCCACTCCTGTCGGAAGACAGTACCTTCAACAATAGGATTGTGCATCATCTCCTTGTTCCATGCGCGGTAGCCCACGAAGTCGGCATACTCACGGGCTTCTTCCTTGGTCCATTTCTCACGCCACACGGGGTTACCCTCGCTGTCAACAGCTTTAATCTCCGAGACGTGTACGCCCTTTGTGGCAGCGATGTTGGCAAGCACAGAAGTCTTTGATATGAGGTTCCCGACCATGATGAAACGACCGCGCCCTACGTCGAGGGACCCGAACAGAGCCTCCTTGACCCAGTCGGTGAGTTCGCGTACGCGTCGTTCGTTCCGGCAGAGTTCGTCATCATCAAGGTCGTCGATGACGATATAATCAGGGCGTGCCTCGCGTTTGCGTAGTCCACGCGGTGACTGCCCTCGTCCGCACGCAAGGAAATGCACTCCGTCCTTGGTGGTGAACTCCCCTTCCGTCCAGTCGCCCAGGGACACCTGGTTCCCGAAGTCTGCGGAAATGCGCTTGTTGTACTGCAGTTCCGCCTGTATGTCGCCAATGAGACGGCATGCGCTGTCTTCGGACTTGCCGACGATGACCATGAAGTTAAGCAACCGCTTTTGCTGGAACATGAGCCATATAGGCATGAATATGTCAAAGTGCGTTGACTTGGCATGTCCACGCGGCCACTTGAACACAGCCTTCAGGTTAGGTGTGTTCTTTACCTTGGCGGCAGCTGCATTGTGGAAGGGTGCATTGTGTATGATACGCAGGACTTCGCCTGTAGTCTTGTCGCGCAGTTGCAGGAAGTGCGGGAAATAGTACTCACAGAAAGCGGCATAGTCCTTCTGGAGACGACGTATGCGCTGCTCCTTCTGCACAGCCGTTTCGTGTGCGAGGGAAGCGGTGTCGGTGATGGACTGTATGCGGCGGCAGTGTTCCTGCCACTCCTGGTACCGTTGCTTTATTTCAGAAGCCGTTGCCATTATTTGCCTAAGTTAGCCCCCATCGTCTCGACGATGTACTTGTCCTGGTATTTGTTGATGGCCTTAATGAGGTCAGGCGTAAGTTCCGGGTCTGTCTGTGAACGGTACTCGAGCCATTTGGAGAACGCCATGAACACCTCGATGGCATCCACGACATTAGCCTTCTTGTCGAGTTTCTCGATGACAGACGATAACTTTGACAGTTTGTCCCCTAATCCAGCAATGAGGTTAGGGTCGTTGGACCGGTTGACCTGCTGTATGAGGTTGTCGATGGTGAGAAGCAACTTGTTGACAAGTTCCGGTCGGGTTATACATTTGGCGGCCCTTGCCTCCTTCCACCCCTCGGATGTACACCATTTCGATACAGTCACGCGTGAGACGGAAAGCTTGTCGGCAATTTCCGTCTGTTCCATGCCCGAAAGGTAGAGTGACCTTCCGAGCTCCTTCTTTTTTTCGATTTCTTGTTTTGTCATAATTACAACATGTTTTGTTTGGATGTGCCTCATGAAAGCGGTGCAAATATCCGTATTTTAGCCGAGTGAGCGAAAAAAGTGTGCAATGGTGTCACAGAAGTGTGACACGGTGTCACACTTTTTTGGTGGATTGGCAAAAGACCCTCAATTTTGCGCCAGAAAACCTGCGTATGGTTGCAGGTGTAAAAGAAAGAGACATGAGCAAAAGAGTAAGAATCACGAACGAGATCCTGAACAGTTACGGCACAAGAGTGCTGACTTCAGGCATGAGCATCGAGCAGTATTGCAGGAACCCCGTGCTGCTCTACATGCACGAGCGCGGCAATGTCATCGGATATGTAAAAGATGTGAAAGTCGAAGACGATTCCGTGACGGGTGAACTGGTATTTGACGAAGCATCAGAGCTGAGCAAGCGCTGCAAGAAACAGTGGGAGTTCGGCAGTCTGAAGATGGTCAGCGCAGGCTTGGATATACTGGAACTCAGCGAGGCTAAAGAACTTCTCGTGGAGGGACAGACAAGACCGACAATCAGCAAGAGCAAACTGTTTGAGGTAAGCCTTGTAGATATAGGCGCGAACGACGATGCCATCCGCCTCCATAAGGACGGCATTGCCATTGAATTAGGAAAAGACGGCACATGCGTGCTGCCATTGTTAAACAAAACCATAAACGAAAAAGACATGGATCTGAAACAAATTGCCCTGCAACTGGGCTTGCCTGAGACGGCAGACGAAGCGGCAGTAAATGCCAAGCTTGTCGAACTGAAGAAGGCAGAGGGAGAGGTAAAGACCCTCCAGAGCGAAAAGGCCAAGCTTGAACTTGGCAGTATCACAACCCTTGTAGAGACCGCCATCGGTGAGAAGAAAATCGGTGCCGACCGCAAGGAACAGTTCATCAACCTTGGCAAGACCATAGGCATCGACGAACTTAAGAAGACATTTGATGCGATGGCCCCACAGGTCAGACTCAGCCAGGTGATTACTCCAGGAGCCACCCCTTCAGGAGCGAAGACCTACACCAAGTTGAGCGAAGTACCTTCTGACGAACTGCTTGCCATGCGCGAGAACAACAAGGCGGAATACAAGCGCCTGTACAAAGCCGAATATGGCTACGAATGCGAAATCTAAGTTTAACCCTTAAAGAACAAAGAACATGAAGAGAATCGTAATGCTGATGTGTGCGGTGTTGTTCAACTGCATCTTTGGCGGGGTCGTTGCCGGTGCTGCCGGTCTTGACCCAAGTGTCGGTGCCGTCGGTATGAATGCCGTCGGCCTTGTAATGGGCATGGGTGAAGTTCCTGCTGGAATGCTCCGTGCCGGAGTCTATATCGAGATCTGGACAGGTGAGCTCGTGAAGTATCTGCGCCGTGGTCTTGAAGCTACTTTCCTTGACGGAATTCCAGACAACAGTTCTGCCGTGGACAAAGATGTCATCCACTTGGTAGATGTAGGTGTCGATCCTGATGTACTTATCAACAACACAACCTACCCAATCGACCTCCAGTCGCTTGAGGACGCTGACATTCCAATCGGTCTTGACAAGTTCCAGACTAAGGTGACCCCTATCACTGACGATGAGCTCTACGCTATCAGCTATGACAAGATAGCCAGCGTGAAGGAGCGCCACGGCAATGCCATCAACGATGCCAAGTTCGCAAAGGCAGCCCATGCCCTCTGTGCCCAGAGTAACACAGCCAAGACCCCTGTGCTCTGCACAAGTGGAAGTACCGACCCATCAACCGGTCGAAAGAAGATTACGCCAAAGGACATTGTGGCAATGAAGCGTGCGATGGACAAGTTGAAGGTACCAGCTACTGGTCGTCGCCTCGTATTGTGCAGCGACCACGTGAATGACCTTTTGGAGGCAGACCAGAACTTCAAGGAGCAGTACAACAACATCAACCGCACAGAAGGAACCGTGGGCAGACTATACGGCTTCAATATCTACGAATTCGCGAACAACCCTGTATATAGTACTGCAGGAGTGAAGAAGGGTGTGAATGCCACTCCAGGAACTGGTGAGTTCCAGTGCTCATTCGCATTTTACGAGCAGCGTGTGTTCAAGGCAACCGGTTCAACCAAGATGTACTGGAGTCCTGCAGAAAATGACCCAGAGTACCAACGCAACAAGGTCAACTTCCGCCACTACTTCATCTGTATGCCTAAGAAGTCAGATGCCGGTGTAGTCATCTACAGCGGTTACGATGCAGAAGGCGTTGGTGAGGAGCCTACAATCAGCGGTGACTTACTGGTTGAAGGAACAGCAGGAACCAATGCAAGAACCAGAACCTATGCGACCAGCAACGGCAACGGCGTGACCGCGAGCACAGATGCTGAATGGCTGACAGTAACCACAAACGGCAACAAGGTGACATTTACCCCTCAGGCATACGCATACGATGCAGAAGGTGATGAGTACCGCGAAGCAACCGTCACTATCGGCATTGAAGGTACAGAGGTGGCCATTGACGTGACATTCAAGCAGCCAATGGCAGCAAACGCATAAAACCGTGCTATCTATGAAACTGAAAGTATTGAAAACCTTCCGTGACAAGAACGACGGTGTCACAATCTATCAGCCAGGAGAGGTGATAGACATCAAGGAAGAAACGCGTGTCGCTGACCTCGTGAAGCGTGGTCTGTGTGAAGAAGTGAAAGGCTCTGACAAATCTAAGAAGGAATGAGCAAATCCCTAAAATATCTGGTAATCCACTGCACCGCCACGCGCGAAGGCCGTGAGGTGAGTTCCAACGAGATCCGTCACTGGCACACTGACCCAGTAAGCAAGGGTGGTCGTGGCTGGAAGCAGGTGGGTTACACAGATATGATACACTTGGACGGGCGTGTGGAGCGTCTGGTGAAGAACAACGAGGACGAGTGGGTCGATCCATGGGAAATAACCAACGGAGTGGCCGGCTATAACTCAGTGTCTCGCCATGTGGTATATGTCGGAGGCTATGCAGCCGACGGCCAGACCGTGAAGGACACGCGTACATCAGCCCAGGGCGCAGCTTTGGAGAAGTATGTGCGCGAGTTCCACCGCCGCCATCCAAGGGTGAAGATAGTAGGTCACAATGAACTTGCCGCCAAGGCTTGCCCTTGCTTTGATGTTCAGAAGTGGCTTAAAGAAAAAGGCATCGTATAACCAACAAAAGCAAACCGACAATGGCAGACACATTATTCCAGATACTGACGTGGGCAATCCCGAGCGGCGGCATAGGTGCTGCCATTGCCTGGATTGCCAACAGGCGGTCGCGAATGACGAAGACGACCAAGGAGGTGCATGACACCTATAAGGTGATGTACGAAGACATTTCGCGACTGTTGTTGGAAACTCAGAAGAAATATGAAGAAACAAGCGAAAAGATTGAAGAACTCAGCAAAGAGAACGCCAGGACGCGCAGCGCCCTCAACCGTCTCAGCCGTGCTGTCGAAGCTATTCAGCTGTGTCCTTATCGCAGGGACTGTCCTGTCCGTCTCGAGTTGCAAGACGGTGGAGAAACAGAGAACCTGCGGAGAAGCGCAGGTAACGGTGGCCGCCAGCGCGGAAAGCGTGAAGGAGCAGTCGGTGGAGAGCGTAAGCCAGACATCGTCGAGGAACGCGACCGTCCTCCTTGTGAAGGAAAGCGTACCGAGGTCAGCGGTGACTCTCACGATACCCTCTGACAGTCTGGCATCGCTTCCGAGCGGTGCGTCGTACAAGGCAAAGAACGGACAGGCAAGTGCCGAGGTGAGCCAAAGCGGTGGCAATGTCATTGTCTATGCGTCGTGTGACAGCTTGGAACGCCAGTGTTACTACTACGAACAGTTGATAGCAGAACTCAGCGAGCAGCATGCCGAGCAGCAGCTTGACATAAGCAGTCAAGAAGAACTGATCAGTGCCTTGCAGAAGGAGTTGGAGGAACAGAAGGAACATGGCGCATCATACAGTCTGACAACACTGCTGAAATGGTTTTTCATAGGAATCCTAATCGGAATACTTACAACAACAGTAATAGCAATCATTAAAAAAAGAAAGTCATGAACAAAGATTTTATCTACGGCATAGCAGCCGTGAAGATGGGTACAGGTTCCTCTGCAGTAACTATCGGTTACATTGAGAAAGGCAGTTGGGACTGGGGAGGCACAAAGCCAGAAAGTACGGACGTGGAAGCCGAGCAGGTTCCTGATGCTCCGGTACTGGTGCTTATGACCAAGAACGGTCAGATCAGCCCGACCTTCAACCTTATCCAGTTGAGCTACGAACAGCTCCAGAAAGTACTTGGTGGCACACTTGTGACAACAGGCACAAGCCCTAACCAGACCGTGACAGGCTGGAAGGCCCCAGAGAACCTTGTTGAAATCAAGGATAAGTTCACCATCGACTTCGTCAGCGGTCAGACTATGACTATCCCTAACGGTCAGCTTCTGGCCAACCTTGGCGGCAAGCTGACACTGACGGAAGTGTCAAAGATGGAATGCCAGCTGAAGGTGATGAAGCCAGCAGCCGGCGGCGCACCTTACGAAATCAACAACACCCCAGTGTCAGAAGGATAGCGCATGGATGACAATGAGGTACGCAGGATACAGGCAGAAGCATCAGAAGCCCTGCTCAACATAGGCGTGAGCATCCCCATAAAGGAACTGAGGTTTCCGCTGGTGAAACGTCCTCTCCGTCTGCGCGTGACCATGAAACGACCTTGTATGTCCGGGCAGATAGCGATTGCCCGGACATATTTGTCGATGGGGGTCAGCAGTTCGGAACTGGACAAGATGACCAAGGAAGAAGAAATGGCATTCCTGGCGCATCACGGCAAGTCGGTGTGCCGCATGATTGCCTACACGCTATGTACGGGCTTTGTGAGTCGGCGGCTACTGGTAGGCATTGTGTCATGGTTTGTCCGCGAATTCGTACCATGGGAATATCAGATGGGTGCGATGAAGGAGTTTGTACTGTTGATGGGGACGAAGTCTTTTACGAGTATTATCAGATCAGTGGAGATGACGAATCCGATGAAGCTGAGACTGAGCCACACAAAGAAGGGGAGTTAAAGACCCATTGGGAGGGTAGCCATAGCCCCTTTGGATTTATCTGGCAAGTCGCAAGTGCGACAGGCTGGAGCGTAGAATACATATTAAATAAAGTGAACTGGCAGACACTTATCATGATGCTCAGTGATGCCCCCCGCTATGTCAGTAGCAAGAAAAAGGGCAATCAGAGCGCAGAGGAAGAAGCCAGCGACATCGTAGGCTATTTTCAGAGCCGATTAAGTTAGATATAAAAAAGAAACCAAGATAATGAAACCGGTAGAGGTAGAGATACTGATGAAGGGCAACAGCCTAAGTCATGGGTTGGATGATGCACGCCAGAAGAGCGATTTGCTTACCAGCAGCCTGCGCCGTCTGTCACAGACTGCAGCAGGTGTGCTGAGTGTACGCGAGGCATTGGAGTTTGGCAAGGCGATGATTCGTGTCCGTTCCGAGATTGAAAAACTGGAAATATCGTTTGAGACGCTTCTTGGCAACAAAGGAGCGGCATCCGAACTGATGACTGAGCTGAAAACATTTGCCGCCAGGACACCTTTGCAACTGAACGACCTTGCCCAGGCAGAGCAGACCCTGCTCGCCTTCAATGTGCCGGCAGAAGAAACGGTGGGAATCCTTCATGCGATAGGTGACATCAGTATGGGCGACAGCCAGAAGCTCCAAAGCCTGACCCTCGCATTCTCGCAGATGAGAAGTACTGGCAAGTTGATGGGCCAGGACTTGCTGCAGATGATAAATGCCGGTTTCAATCCTTTATCCGTAATAAGTGAGAAGACCGGTAAGAGCATCGGTGAACTGAAGGAAGCCATGTCAGACGGTGCCATCAGTGCAGACATGGTGAAGGAAGCCTTTATCAGTGCGACAAGCGAGGGTGGTAAGTTCTACAAGATGCTGGAGAAACAGAGCGAGAGTCAGGCTGGTTCGATGAGCAACCTTCAGGGAGCTTGGAACGATATGCTGAACGACATAGGCACGAAGACCCAAGACACAGTAACAGGAAGTATCCAGATGCTCACCTCGCTGGTGAAGAACTATGAACAGGTTGGTCGTATAGTGACGGGGTTGATAGCCACCTACGGAGCTTACAAAGCAGCCGTTATGTTTGCGACAGCCGCTGAAAAAGGCTGGACAATAGCAGAGTTAGCCCATTTCAGGGCATTGACATTGGCCACCAAGGCGCAGGCATTGATGAACGCAACGATGCTTGCCAATCCGTATGTTCTCGCTGCAACAGCCATAGTAGGCCTTGTGGCAGCCGTATGGGCATTGCATGACAGCACTACAGCAGCTGAACGTGAAGCTGCCCGTCTGAAAGAGCGTGAGGATGAGCAGCAGGAGGAACTTTCCGACTTGAAGAAAAAGATAGACGATCTGCTGGGCGTGGTGGAGGATGAAACAAGTGCGGAATATGACCGTCAGAAAGCCCTTGAGGACCTGAAGGAACTCATGCCGTCGGTATTCGGTAAATACAAGACAGAAAAGGAACTGCTGGAAGACCTGACTGCAGCGCGTAAGGCTGAAAACGAGGAAATCTCCAGACGGAAAAACCTGCTTGGAAAACAGAACTACAATGAAGACAAGTCCCAATTGTCGCAATGGCAGCGATATAGGGAACTGCATAACAAGAGCAATGGACACGCAGACCCGCTGCGTGGAAATTATGGTGGCCTTTCACGTGAAGAATACTATGAGATGCAAGGTATATGGGAGCGCACCATCTTGCCGAACAGGAATAAGACCAAGTCTGAGTTCGAGAGTTTTGACAGTTGGCTAAACAATCAGATTAAGGCTTTGTCTGGTACCGTTAACCAGGAAGCCGAGAAAGAACGCCAGAAGGCAGCCACCTCATGGAACAGTAAGTTGCAGACGATGGACGTGAAAGAACTGGAAGGAGACATCGACAGGAACAAGAAGCGGCTGAAGACAATGGATGAGTCAGGCAAGGACTATATCCTCATGGACGGCATCCCAATCCACCGCTCAGAACTGGAGCGTCGAATCAAGGAAGGAAGCTCAAGGAAAAAGACCCTTCTGGAAAATGGACGCAAGGATTTTGCCAAGGATGCCAAGACCCAACTGGAGGCTGAGCAAAAGACCTTGAGGTCACTCGCCTCACTCTCTGATCCTGAAAAACGCGGTAAGAGCCAGATGACCTATAACGGCAAGAAAGTCCGCGAGATGAATGCTTCAGAATATGAAACAGCTATAAAGGAACAGCAGAAAAAGGTGGATGCCGCCCAGGGGAAGGTGGATTCATTCGACAAGGCGTCAAACGGAGGCAAAAAGCCCAAAGACACAAGTGCGAAAGAACAGAAGGAAGAAGAACGCCGTCAGCGTAATGAGAAGGACATAGCCCAGTCGATAGAAGACTTGGCTCTTGATACGGAACACAGGAAAAACGAAATAAAGGAAGAGGGCATTGCCAAGCGTCTGTCACTTGCCAAAGATGAAAGAGATGGTGAGATGAGCGAACTTGACAAGAAACATGCCCAGCTCGAAGAAAAACGCGGCGGTAATCTGACCGCAGAAGAAGAACAGGCGTTTGCAGATGCGCGTCTTGCAATCGAAGAGGCATATAGCAAGAAACAGCAGGACATCATCAAGGAGGAAACGAAAAGCCAGTATGATGCCCTGAACGAATATCTAAAGGAATACGGCACCTATGAGCAGCAGAAACTCGCCATCACGAAACAATATGAGGAGCAGATAAACGCAGCTACCACTGCTGGAGAGAAAGCATCCCTAATGATGCGCCGAGACGCAGAACTGCAGCAGCTTGGGAACGACTCACTCGAAAAGCGCATGGACTGGAGTGGCGTGTTCGGTGAACTGTCAGGTCATACTAAAGAATATCTACAGGGGTTGCGCGACCAGTTGCAAGTCATCATGAATGAAGGCAACCTTCCTGTTGACCAGATGGCAGTAGTCTCAGACAAAATTCGGGAAATCGACGGTTATCTGGCACAGCAACGTGGAATATGGGATTTTATCGGGACGAAGGCTGCTGAACACAACAGGCTCGTCCAGGAATCAGCAGATGCCCAGGAGCGCCTTAATGCAGCGAAACGCGACGAGAAGAATGCGACAGAGACCCTTGCCGGCATACAAAGGCAGATAGCTGACACCCTTGGCAAGGAATCATCGTCAGACATATCCTCTTCGGAAATACTGAATGGCCTGGATATGCAGAGTGCCGAATATAAAATTCTGTTGCCTCTTATTACCCAACTGGCAGTGGCAGAAGGGAAACTTGCCGATGCGCGGAAGAAGACAGCCAAAGCCACCAATGAGGCAAAGAATGCAGAAGACAAGTCAAAGCGCAATTCTTCCCAGGCAGTAGCCGATTGGTTTGCGGATGCCCAGCAATTCATTACAGAGAAAGGTATCGACCAGTTGCCTGAACTTTTCAACAGCCTTGGCATGGAAAGTCTTGGAGAGAAAGCCTCGCAAGGACTCAGCGCCTTTGGAAACGCAGCGGGTGCAGCGGCAGACTTTGCTTCAGGAAATTATATAGGAGCAGCCTTGAAAGGCATAAGTGCGATAAAGGACTTCGGCCATGTTCTTGGCATCGGTGGAGGTAATGAAGCTGAGGTCGCAGAGACCACGGAACGGTTGACCAAAGCCAATGAACTGCTCCGGTCACGCATTGAAGACCTGACTGACGTGATCGGCGACAGTGCAGGTGTGAAAGCATTGAATGCCTACGATACGGCACTTTCAGCACAAAAGAAAATCAATGCGAACGCAATGGAGGTGCTGAAGGCTCAGATGGGCTATCACAGTGCGCACCACTCGAATAAGTATTATGCTGACGACAATGTCATTGCCGGATATAACGATGCTGCGCAAAAGGCATTTGCAGCAGCTGGTGTTACGGCAAGTACTATAAACGGGCTCAATTCCATCTACAATCTTACTCCAGAGCAACTGAAGGCAATCAAGGACTTTGCCCCAGACTTGTGGAAATACCTCACGGAAGTAGGTAAATATGACAAGAGCGAATACTGGGATGCCGTTGTGGAACAGGCGGGCAAGACCGAGAAACTGACGGAACAAATCAATGAGAATCTGACACAGACATCGTTTGGCGAACTGCGCAGCTCATTTCTGTCATCGCTCACGGATATGAGCAATGATGCAAAGGCATTTTCCGAGTCTCTGGAAGATATGTTCTTTGAGGCAGCAGTCAATTCATTCATACTTGACGACGAGTTTGACGCATGGCTGAAGGACTGGCAATCCCGATGGGCTGAAGCAAACAAGAACAAAGATTCAGCCGCACAGTCTGGCCTCATAGAAGAGGCAACCGACAAAAGAAACGAATTGGAAGAAAAGAGAGATGACCTTGCCGCGCAGATGGGATATTCAGACCATACCAGCCAAAGCGGAAAGTCAGGAGGCTTCACTGCCATGAGTCAGGACCAGGGAACAAAACTGGAAGGTCTGTTTGTGAGCGGTCAGATGCACTGGTCGAGCATTGACGACAAGATGGATGACGTGACTGAGCGCATGGATGCAGCACAGGAACACCTGCGACAGATTGCAGAGCACACAGGAGCATGCAGAGGCAGTCTCGGCACTATTGCCGACGACCTGAAGAAGATAATACGTGACGGTCTAAAAATGAAATGATATGGGACAGACGAACCACATATTGAGCGGTCTGGTGACGATAAACGGCACAGACATCTGGGATACATACGGGGTGTTCCTCACCGAGGAACGCAAGGGCGGCATGGAGAACCTGAAGGCCATCATGGCTCCGAGCAAGGTGAAACCACATACTGGTGTTGACATAAGGGAGGAAGACGGCAAACGCTACAGCACCAATCTGACGGTGACCAGTGAGGAGCGTGACGTTACGCTGCACTTTGCCCAATACGCATCCACCAAGAGCGTATGGATGCAGAAGTATGCAGCCTTCATACAGTTCCTGAAGACGGGAAACAACGGCTGGCTGAATGTGCATTTTTCGGAACTGAACCTGACGCTGAAGATGTTCTATGTAGAGTGCAGCGACTACAAGCCCCTGACCTACCTGTGGCAAGAGGGTGTACAGGCGAGCCGATACAAGGTGAAATTCAGAGAACCCGACCCTACATTCTGACCGAAGGAGAAACTTCGGGAATAGTGGCATTATAAAGACATTAGAATGGCATTAAAACATGGAACTGACGATATACAACAGCAACGGCGTAAGCAAGGCAACGGTAAGCGCAAATGATAGCAGTACCCAAGAGAAGGTACTGATGGGCGACAATGTGCTTACCCTGAGTTTCACACACCACAGCCATATAGTTCTGGACGTGAATGACTATGTGAACTTCCGAGGCGAGAGGTACTGGCTGATGGAGCGCTATGCCCCCCAGATGAAGAACACCCAGGAGTGGGCGTACGACTTGAAACTGTATGGCATAGAGAGCCTGACGAAGCGTTTCCTTGTACTCAACACGACAGATGGCGACAGTGAACCAGTCTTCACCCTGACAGCCCCAGCTTCGGAACATCTGCAGTTGATAGTAGATTGCCTGAATGACGGCATGGGCAACACCACGGACTGGAAGGTCGGCGAGGTGGATGCAGAGAGTGAGAACATAGTGATAGACTATCATGGAAAGTACTGTGACGAAGCTCTGAAAGAACTGGCCGAGAAGGCAGGAACAGAATGGTGGATAGAAGGCACTACGGTGAACCTCTGCAAATGTGAGACAGGCACGGAACTGAGGCTGGAGCACGGCAGCGGTCTGGTTGGGTTGGAACCGAGCAGCGCGGACAATGTAAAGGTCTATACAAGGCTGTTCCCTATTGGCAGTACGAGGAACATAGACCCTACGCGTTACGGGCACAGCCGGCTGCAGCTTCCTGACGGTGCGAAATATGTTGATGTGAATATAGAGAAATACGGCATCATACACCACTATGAACAGGAGGCCTTCAATGGCATATACCCACGCCGAACCGGCAGGGTGACAGATGTCCGCCATGAAGACGTGGTCGGTGAAGACGGGAATACCTTCAGAATATACTACTTCAAGGACAGCACTATGACGTTCGACCCGAATGAATATGAGCTGGCGGGTGAGGTGAAACGTGTCAGTTTCCAGGAGGGAAGCGAACTTGCCGGACTTGGCGAAGGGGACGATCACTACTTCGAAGTGAATTACGACAGTGCGACCCATGAATTCGAGATAATCACGATATGGCCGTATGACGATGACACCCAACTGCCAGGCGGCAGCCTTGTTCCGGCAATCAATGACGAGTACATACTGTGGAACATCAGAATGCCTGACCAGTATTATGCATTGGCGGAGGAGGAACTGGCCGGTGCGGTAGATGAATATAATGCGAAGCATGCCCTGGACGTGTCTGTATATAAGAGCAAGACCGACCATGTGTGGTTTGAGAACCACAATGAAGACATCGACCTGGGACGCAGGGTGAAGCTCGTGCATGACACCTATTTCGACAGTGGCTACAGGCAGAGCCGCGTCACGAAACTGACGCGCAAGGTGAACGAGCCTCTGGAGATAGACATCGAGGTGGGTGATTGCCTGAGCAGCAGTGCGCTGGAAAAGCTGAACTCCGACATCGGTGACGTGAAGAGCTATGCGAAGAGCATAAAAGACGGTCAGAGGCTTCCCGGTATCATCAGGAGCTGGGACAATACCATGGCGACGGACAACAACCTGTACAGTGCCAGAAGGAGCCGTGAGGAGTTCCTGAGTAAGAAGACGAACGACAGAGCCAGGGGAAAAATCATTTTTGAGCAAGGCATAGACCTGGGGGACTATGTAGCAGGTGAATATGGTGGAAGTATAGATGAGGACGGCAACGGAGATTTGCTTTCCCTGATTGTACGCCAACTATTGCGAAGCACTGACTTCGTGAGTGGTTTTGACGGTGAGGGCTGGAAGTTGTGGATAGACAGCACGGGGCTGTCGAATCTGGAGATAGACAAGCTGACGGTGAGACATAGGATGCTCGTGATGGAGCTGCTTGTCGATAAGATAAGGAGCGTAGGCGGTCAGGTGGTGGTGAGTGCTGCCAACGGAAAGATAAAGAGTGCTGAGGAAGAAGACGGGTACTGGGCGATTGAGTTTGAGAACGGGAACGAGTTCCAGGCTGGTGACCTGATAAGATGCCAGACATTCAGCGGTGGCGAACAGAAGAGCTGGTGGGTGGAAGTGGCAGCCGTGGAGGGTGACCATATCCTTGTAAGCTCGGATGAGTTCGGTGAGTATGCACCTGCTGCAGGTGACGAATGCGTGCTGATGGGCAACACGCAGAACACGTCAAGACAGAACCTGATACTGGTGTCGGCCACTGAGGACGGTCAGCCAAGGATAGATGTGCTTGGCGGAGTGGACAGCAAGGGCTTTGCCGGATGCCTGAGGACACGCCTGGGCAATCTTGACGGAATCAGCGACAGCCAGTTCCCTGCTGACAGACAACCGCAGGGTGACGGCCTGTACAGTGACAACGCCTATCTGAAGGGTACATTCGTGCTCTCTACAGGTGAGGACGTGAAGACCAGGTTTGAGATTGTCGAGGGAAAGGTGGAGAGTGCCGTCGAGGGGCTGCGTGAGGACTTCGTGGCCGACAAGGGCTATCTGAATAACCCAACCTTCCATAACGGCATGGACAGATGGCAGACGGAAAACGAGTGCGTATTCTTCCTCCTCGGCAATAAGTGGATATGGGCGAACAAGCACCCATTGAGCAAGAGAGGAAGCGGTGCAAGCGTCGTGAAGGATGACGGACGGACCGTGGTGCGCATCAAGAACAAATGGATAGAACAGAAGAATGCGAGTCTGCGAGTGGTACCGACGATGACGCAGAACGATGACGGCGACTATGAGGCACAGCCGGTATATCTGAGTTTCTTCTACAGATGTGCCAAGGCAGGACATCTCCATGTGAAGTTTGAGGATGTCGATAAGACCGGATTTGCCAACTTCAACAGCCTGGATGTGGAAGAAGACCTTACGGTGACCGAAGGCTACAAGCAATATACCTGCAACGGCCTATGGAACGGAACGGGTGACTTCAAGCTAAGTTTCACGGGCGACATATATCTGTATATGCTGGTACTGACCACAGACAGAGTGGAAGCGCTGACCTACAAATACAGAACCCTGCTCGAGCAGAGCGACAAGTTGGTGAAGATAGCGGCAGGCAACTTTGACCAGAACGGCAATGTGCTCGAGGAAAGCGGAATAATGGTCAAGTCAGAAGGCACGGGTATATATGCCCAGGGACCCGATGGCAAACTTGCCCTGATTGGTGTCGGTGTAGAAGAAAACTATACCGACTCGGACGGTGAGGAGAAGACCCGGACCGTTATCAAGCTGACAGCGGACAACATCAAGTTGGAGGGTCTTGTAACCGCAAACAACTATTTCAAGATTCTGCCGAACGGAAGCATCGAAGCCACAAATGGAAAATTCTCTGGCCAGATGAATGCCCAAAGTGGTTATATAGGTGGTTTCGTAATCAGCGATGACCATATTGGTGTGGGAAGCGTGACTTATGAGGAAGATGAGGACGGGAACATGCAGCCAGTCGTCAAGGATGATACCGAGGGTCTGTTCCTGTATGACAACATGATTGGTTTCAATGACAGTGGACGCCAGGCCTTGTTCGGAACTTGGAGTAATCTGGGACAGCCGATGCTTTGCCGCCTTATCGACACGCACAAGGAACCAGGAATGAACTATGATATACTACCGAAATATGGCATCGTGTTTGACATCAGGAACTCGGCGATCGCTAATCTCGCATTTGCTGGTAATGGTAATGGTGCGTTGAACGGATTTGTCGATGGTTTCAAGTTCAAAAAGGTGAATGTAAACAGTGCCAATAGCATATATGACATAGGACTCTCAGACAGCAACCGAATCATAGTTAATTGTACTGTCAGTAACGCTGGCATTGCTTTGCCACGTCTTTCCTCTGTCCGTGGTGCACTCGGCATTGGAAACAGCACCCCGTTTGCCTTGCGCCTGACGATTATGTCAGACCTTGGCAGCACCAACAACTTTTCAATATATGGGCGCAATACCAAACCTAATAGTAGTGGCGAGAAACCTTGGAACTCGGATGACTATCCGTTGTTCACTCATTGGGATGGTGGAAAATGGGAAAGTTTGGCTATGGGAGAGGGAGACACCATTGAGGTACTACTGGTATATGATCCAGAACGGACTGATACCCTTGATGGCTTCACAACGAAATATACGGCCAGATGTATAAACAGGCAAGATTAAGACATAAAACAATAGTGATATGGCAACAATGACAGAAGAAGAGCGCAGTGCGCTGAAGGAAGAACTGAAGGCGGAAATCCTTCAGGAGATAGAAAGTGAGTCGTCGAGTGTGGATGACCTCGATGAGACGGAAGACCTGGAAGATGTTGACAGTCTTCCTGCGATGAAGGGTGACACGCTTGTACGCGTGCCCCTCTCCATGCTCAGTGCCGGAGCAGAAGCAGCAGCAGAAGCAGCACTGGACGCTGCGGAGAATGCGGAAGACATGGCAGAACTGGCTGGACAAGCAGCAACCAGGGCTGACGAAGCAGCTGAAGCCGCCGAAGAAGCGGCCACCGGCGTGGTGATTGTCAGCGGCGATGGTGAAGGCAGTGCAATGATGAAGGATGCCGACAATGAGGTGACCGGCCCTAACGGAACTGCCTTTGGTAGTAGCAACACGGTAAGCGGCACGGCTGCTATGGCCGTCGGTACAAGTAATGTTGTGAATGGATATGACGGATTTGCAGCAGGTGAGGACAACGAGGTAAACGGAAACGAAGCCATAGCGCTCGGTGACGGCTGTATTGCTGACGGAAACAATTCTGTGGCTGAGGGTCACTTCACGCATACGGAAGGAAGCAGCAGCCATGCCGAAGGCAAGTACACGGAAGCGGTAGGCAATTACAGCCATGCAGAAGGGTACAACACGAAAACAGGAACGCTGACCGGTAGCCACGCCCAGGGCAAGTATAATGTCGGTAATGACGACAGCATCGATGAGGTGGGCATAGGCACAGATGACGATCACAGAAAGAATGCAGAGGAGACTAAGTACGACGGTTCGAAATTCATCATAGGCGTGGGCGGATTTGATGGTACGAATGCTGATGAGGATGGTGTGCTGAGCCTTCAGGAAGTTCTTGAAGGAACCGGGGAGGGTGGAAACACCATCAACGTGACGGCCATGTACCCGAAGGAGAGTGGCTACTACACACTGCAGACTGCCATAAGTGCAGTGGAGGACAAATACCGCGAACTTGGAAAGTGCATCACTTACGAGTCTGCCCAAGGCGTATGGGCTACGAAGCAGTTTGTCGGTACCGCCGTGAGCAGCTGGACGAGTGCATCAGCCTGGAAGGACTTCGGCGGTGACGGCACGATGAAGCAGATAACGGTGAATGGCACGGTAAAGCAACCGGATGCGAACGGCAATGTGGATATAACGATAGAGGACGTGGATGTTGACGAAAGCCTTGACACAGAAAGCACGAACCCTGTGCAGAATGCCGCCGTTGCAGAAAAGATAGCCGAGATAGAAGCCGGCACGGTGTTCGGCATGGATGCCGAGCTGAGCGAAGACGAAACGACGGTGACTCTGAGCCTGACGAACAAGAGCGGTGCCGAGATTGCCAGCGTGGAAATACCTGCCGGCAGCGGTGGCGGCGGTGGCGGTGACAGCAGTGCCACGAAAGTGGTGATAGGTGCCAGCCTGAGCCAGTCAATTGTGAAGGAAGGCAGTCCATGCGTGCTGACATGGACCTATGACCATCAGTACACGAGCGGTGACGATGCCGGCGAGACCACAGGCCAGAAAGCCACGGTGGAGATAAGGCTTCAGCGAGGCAGCATACAGGTATATAGCAGCGAGCTGACAGAAGTGAGCAAGGGTACCTATACGCTTGACATCAGCAAATACCTGCAGGTGGGCACGACAGATGTGTATGTACGTGCCACCGCAGTGGATCCAGGCAGCGGCAACACCCAGACGAAGCAGGCGTATGTGAACGTGAAGGTCGTGAACCTGAGCCTGAGCAGCAGCTACAGTCTGATGAGCGGCCTTCAGAACGGAGGCTACCAGAGCAATGAGAGCGTAGTGATACCATATACCGTTCAGGGAACAGGCAGCAAGGTGGTGACCCTGTATGTTGACGGCGTGCAGAAGAACAGCGCGACGGTGACTAAGAGCGGAACGACCAACGGCAGTTTCAGCATAGGGATGAACACTCTCTCGACCGGCAGGCACACGGTGCAGATAGTTGCCGAGATGGAGGCAAGCGAGACCCTCACGCTGAAGAGCGAGAGCGTGTATATGGACATCTTCAAGGCAGGCAGCAGTGCCCCTTTGATCGGCACGAAGCTGACCTTTGCCGACGGCCGTATATTTACGACGGGGCATCTGGTACCGCAGGTTACGACGGGACAATACGAGCAGCTTACATTCGAGTGGGGTGTTTACGATGCGGAGGGGACTCCTGCCACAGTGACTGTCGTACAGAACGGTGTCACGGTGCAGACCGTGAATGCTGCAAGAACGCTCCAGACATACTCCAACCGCTTCACAGAGCAGAGCACCTACGGCGTTGAGCTCCGGTGCGGTGCGACCAACTATCAGATGAGCATCGTGGTAACGGAGAGCGACATTGATGTAGGCGAGGCCACATACGGTCTGCTCATGAAACTCAGTGCGGCAGGACGCAGCAACGGCGAAAGCAACCCTGCCCACTGGGGGAACGGCCAGGTGACGACTGCCTTCACCGGTGTTGACTGGAAGACAAGCGGCTGGACAGGCGATGCCCTGAAGCTGATGAACGGAGCCAAGGCAGTGATAGACTACAAGTGCTTTTCCCAGGACGCAGCCACGGGCGGCCTGACCATTGAGGCGGAAATAAAGGTGAGCAACGTGCGCGACAGAAGCGCCGACGTGATGAGCTGCATGGACGGTACCAAGGGATTCGAGATAACAGCCGAGAAGGCGATGATGTACACAGGTTCCACGACCGAGGTGACCGATGAAGACGGGAACACCGCGAGCAGAAATGTAGGCGTAGGCAGGGAATACGGCGAGGACATGTGGGTGAAGATTGCCTTCGTGATTGGCAAGCGTGCCGACGGCAGACTGATGGAACTGTATGTGAACGGTGTGCGCAGCGCATCGGACATCTACGGCGACAGTGACAACTTCCAGCAGGACACCCCGAAGGGAATAACGATAGAGAGCGACGGTGCGGATGTCGAGGTGCGCAACATACGCATATACGGCAGGGCACTGACTGACGACGAAGAGATGGACAACTACATCGTCGATCGCCAGACACTGGACGAGATGGCTGAACTGTTCGAGATGAACGATGTGCTGACCGAGGATGGCAGGAGTATCGACTTCGAGAAGCTGAGAGCCAAGGGCAAGGGCCTGATGCTCGTGTGCAGGGAAGGCGGGCTTGCCCCGGTGAATGCCGAGAACAACAAGAAGACCGACTTCCTATGCGACGTGCACCTGTGGCTGCCTGACGGACGGTATGTGTATCTGAAGAATGTCTATGTGCGCATACAGGGAACCTCCTCGACAAAGTACCCGACCAAGAACTACAGAATCTATTGCGCGAAGGGCGAGAGTCCTGAGATGTACATTAACGGTGTGCTTCAGAGCACGAACCGCCTGCCACTGCGCATAGGACAGCCGTCCGTGAAGATACTGTGTCCGAAAGCGGACTACAGCGACTCGTCAATGGCACAGAACACGGGAGGTGCCAAGCTGTGGAACGACCTGATGAAGTCGCTCGGTTTCCTGACTCCGGCTCAGGAAATAGATGCAACGAAGCGTACTGCCGTTGACGGCTATCCTATCGATGTGTTCTCAGCCGAGAGCCTCGAGGACACCCCGGAATACTACGGGCAGTACAATCTGAACCACGACAAGAGTGACTGGACGGACATACTGGGCCTGACAAACGTGGAAGACCTTGACACGACGGACGCGATGGCTTTCGAGTTCCTGAACAACACGCAGCCCCTCTGCCTGTTCCAGGGCGAGGCAGACCTTGATGCTCAGGCTGCTGAGGAATTTGACGATGCGCTGGAGTTCAACCACCCTGCCGACACTACCTGGGCAACGGCAACGACAGCCCAGAAGAATGCCTTCAAGCGTCTGTGGGGATGGGTGAGAGACTGTGTGCCTGAAGATGCCGATGTAGATGACATCAGCACCTTCGAGAGCGAGAAATTCGTGGAAGAGCTGGAAGACTACTTCAACAAGGACTTCCTGCTGTGCTGGTATCTGTTCACTGACTATTTCGTGAATGTGGACCAGAGGGCGAAGAACATGATACTGGCGACATGGGACAGGCTGGTATGGTATTTCTTCTATTATGACGGCGACACACAGCTTGGTGACAGAAACGACTCGATGTTGGCATACCTGTATGACGTAACCCGTGATACATGGGACTCGGAGAAAAGCAAGTATGCCTTCGAGGGTCATGACTCGTGGCTGTGGTGCCTGGTACTGGCCAACCTCGGCGACGACCTGAAGGCAATGGCCACGGCCATGCGTGCGAAGCTTACCGAGGACAAGGTGAACGCCATGTTTGACGAAGAGCAGCAAGGTAACTGGTGCGGGCGTGCCTTCAACAAGAGCGGCGAGCTGAAATACATCAAGCCCCAGACAGAAGGCGTGGATGTGAATGGCGAGACCGTGAAGTACCCGTACATCTATGCGCTGAAAGGAGACAAGAAAGCCTTCAGACATTGGTTCATCAAGAACCGCTTCGCCCTGCTCGATGCGAAGTACGAGACGGGAAACTACCTCAGCGACAATGTAGATATGTACATGACGCGCCAGGCTGGTGCGACGGCCAACACGATAGTGGTCAAGTCGAACGACCTGTACTATTACGGCTACGGAACCAACAATGCCCCTCACCTGCAGCCGTCATCAAAGGCCGAGAAAGGCGACAGCGTGACGCTGACCTTCACGAATGCCTTCACGGTGAACGACCCTATCAGACTGTACGGTGCGAGCCAGATGGCAGAGCTTGACATGAGAGGTTCGGCCGACAACCTGACAGGCGACCTGAACCTGAACAAGTGCAAGGTGCTTGGCAAGCTTCAGCTGCAGACCACAGGAAACGGGAGCAACGGCTGGTGCCTGGTACTCGACCAGTGCCGCCAGCTGAAGGACGTGAACCTCAACGGCCAGTCGAATGCGAAGACAGGCACACTGTCAAGCACGGAACTGAACTTCGGCAACCAGACAAGACTGGAGAGCCTTGATGCGCGAGGCGTGAACGTCCATGCCGTGATATTCGCCCAGGGCTGTCCTCTGACAAGCGCGAAGCTCGGAAGTCAGATCCAGACGCTGAGACTCGAGTACCTTCCGCTCCTTGGACCGAGCGGACTGACACTCGGCAGCTGGACGACTGTCAAGACCTTGCGTTTCTCGAACTGTCCGCTGCTGAACTGGCAGACCCTGCTTGCCCGCTGTACGAACATCGAGCGCGTGAGAATTGAGGGCATCGACATGGAGGATGACGGAAGCATACTGAGGAGTTACAAGACGCTCCGAGGCATTGACAGCGACGGCAACGCCGTGGACTACTGCGCCATGACGGGAACCGTGCGCCTTACGAGCTACATGTCGGAGAGCGAATATGCGGAAATGCGGCAACACTATCCGGAACTTAACATCGTGCAGCCCGAGTACACGACTATAGAGTATGACGATAGCGTAAGCGATGACGTCAATGTAAGTAACTTGGACAACGAGACGGGCTACAAGTACGGAAACGAATATGAGCCGAGCGGCCATATATTGAAGCTGATGAGCCAGCGCCACAGGGTGCTTGCCAAAGTGACGCGCAAGGCCACGACGAGGAACATCACCCATGCCGGTGTCGAAACGGTGCAGAACAAGACTGACGGCGAGATGACATACTTCCCACTGCATGACGACAACTCGAACTGCTATGCAGACGCAGAGGATGTAAGGAACTGCTCGACGGCCAAGCTCGACGGTACAGAAGGTGACTGGATGATGTTTGAGCCTCACAAATGGTTCAAGGGCGTGAACGACTTCCTGAACTCCAAGCACTACACATGCATAAGTTCGAACGCCTCCCGTCCGTCGATACCAGACGTGGATGTCCTTACGCTGGAGGACATACAGGATGCAGGCGACTACAGGGTGAACTACAAACTGATGAGCGGCAAGAGTTCGCTGTCAGCGAGCTATACGGCCGACAGCAACTATGCCGTGTGCAGGGTTGATGTAGGCGGCTACAGCAAGGTGAGGTTCCCGACCGTTCCGGGAAGCAATCTGATGGGCAGCCTTTTCGTCAGTGCGAACGGCAGCATCGTGAGCACGATAGTGGTGAGCACTCTCGGTTCGAAGTTTGCCAGTGGCATGTATCTGATAGCAGACGTTCCGGCTGGTGCGACACAGCTGTACTTCACAATAGAGAAGGCGGCAGAATTCGACAAGGTAGTCCTGAACCGCGGCACCAATGTACTTGACATGGAGGACGAGTGGGTGGAAGAAGATGCCTACCTGACCGCCGTCGTTGGCAGCAGTGTCGTAGGTGACAAGCTGCGTGCATGTGTGACAGGAGGCTCGACGACCGCCAGCATGTCCTGGACCGACTTCCACTACTACAGCATGGCACGCGGCATGCAGCAGATAGACGGCATGATGCACAACTGGATCCTCAACCTGTTCTGCATGGTTTACGGACGCAGGGACAGCCAGATGCAGTGTGGTGCCGGCTCACATACAAATGCAAGGACAACAGGAACGACCGCGCCACTCGGCATGCATGATACTCTGAACACGGACGGCGTGACCGAAGGCGGAGTTGAAAGCAACGGCCTTGCGTTCTACAAGAGCGTGAACAGCAACGGCGATACCGTATATACGCGCATCAACAGTACGAACTGCCTCGGCTATGAAGACATCTACGGGCACAAGTATGACATGATGGACTGCGTTGACATGCCGAACAGTACCGGCAATGTCGGCAAATGGCGCTACCTGATGCCAGACGGAAGCTATAGGTTTGTTCAAGGCGGCAAGGTCACTGGTTATATCCAGTCGGTTGCCCACGGCCTCTATATGGATGCCGTACCGGTAGCTGCGAACGGAAGTTCGAGCACATACTACTGCGACTATTATTACTATAGTGGCTCAACAGGCCGTGTGGTCTATCGCGGCAACGGCAGCGCGGTTGCGGATGGCGGTGTGTCGTACGCGAGTGCGTATGTCGATGCTTCGTACACG